ATGCCAGGCCCACCACCTAAACCCCAAGCCATGAAGAAGGCTGCGGGCACATACCGAGAAGACCGACACGGCGGAGGCTTAGACCTTCCCGCTCAGAAACCAAAGACACCAGAGCACCTGACTGACATCAGCCGTCAGACATTTGACCGCCTTGCCACACGCCTTGAGAAGCTCGGCGTTGTCAGCGACTTGGACGAAATGTCACTCGAAATGCTCGCAGAGGCATGGGAAGACTACAAGGCCGCGCGCTCCATCATCAAGAAACTCGGCCCGACATACGAAAGCGAGACCGCCACAGGCACCATCCGCCGACCCAACCCAGAGGTGGCTATCATGCAAGAGGCTTGGAACCGCGTCTTCAAACTTGTCCAACACTTCGGACTCACTCCAAGCAGCCGAGCACGAGTTGGCAAGAGCGAAGAGATTCAGGACATTGATGACCTACTAGCATGACCTCTGAGCGCGTCATCAAATTTATTGAGACCTTCTGCACCCATGTCAAGGGTGAGTGGGCACGCAAGCCATTCATCCTAGACGAGTGGCAGAAGACAGACATTATTGATCCACTATACGGCACCCTCAATGACTTTGGTCTGAGGCAGTATCGCACCGCCTACATTCAAATCCCTCGCAAGAACGGCAAGAGCAACCTCATCGCAGCACTTGGCTTGTACCACCTCTTCGCAGACAAAGAGCCTGGAGCCGAGGTAATCGTTGCGGCAGGCGATAGGTCTCAAGCAGGAATCATCCACGAGATACAGAAGCAGATGGTGATGAACTCACCCATCTTGTCAAAGAAGTGCAAGGTCTACCGCAACAGCATCGTGCTCAACGATGACTCTTCCTTCATTCAAGCCATCAGCGCAGATGCAAACACGAAGCACGGCTACTCCATCTCTTGCTGCTTGTTCGATGAAGTACACACTCAACCGAATCGAGAGCTCTGGGATGTTCTAACCACCGCGACAGGCGCACGCCGCCAACCACTCACCCTTGCCATCACAACGGCAGGACACGACAAGCAGAGCATCTGCTATGAGCTCTACGACTATGCACGCAAGGTCAAGGAAGGCATCATCGATGACGCAAGTTTCTTGCCTGTGCTATATGAGACAGAAGACGGTGATGACATCCACAATGAGCAGACTTGGCGCAAGGTGAATCCAGGGCTCGGTACATCGCTGAAGTTTGAGTACATCCAACAGCAAAGCGAGAAGGCCAAGCAGCTGATCACCTACGAGAACACCTTCAGACGCTTGCACCTCAACCAATGGACTAGCTCAGAGGAGAAGTGGGTCAGCGATGAGGACTTCATGAGCGGATGCACCGACTTCAACCCAGAGGACTTTCATGGCATGGAAGCGTGGGGAGGTCTTGACCTCGCAGCCACCGAGGACATCACAGCCTTCGTGCTCATCATCCCAGATGGCGATGGCTTCAAGGTAATCCTCAAGGCTTGGGTCACAGAAGCAGCGGTCATTCGCCGAAGAGGTCGCACAGGTGCCGACTACGATGCCTTTGTTCGCAAGGGGTTGCTCACGGTGACAGACGGCAACTCAACTGACTACCGCATCCTCAGGCGCGACATTCTAGAGATGTGTGAGGAGTACAATGTCAAAGGCATTGCTTTTGACCGATGGAACTCAAGCACGCTGATCCCCGACCTCGTGGACGATGGCCTTGAGTGCTATCCATTTGGGCAAGGCTTTGCCTCTATGAGTGCACCTGTCAAGAATCTTGAGATTCTCATTCGAAGTGGCAACTTGGATCACGGAGGCAACGAACTCCTCAGATGGATGTGCAGCAACATCCAAATCAAGAAAGACCCAGCGGAGAACTTGAAATTTGACAAAGCCAAGAGCTCCGACAAGATTGACGGCATGGTGGCTCTTGCGATGTCAATGGGTCAGTACATGATTGACCGAGCCGATGACAAAGACGAAGACACCATGTACGGCGAACGAGATATTCTAATCCTTTAACCTCATGACATACTTCCAAACATCCACACGCGCCATCAATAAAGGCGCAGAGACGAACGAACTCCTTGAGAACGAACTCCAACGCCTTCGCGACTTATTCGTTGAGAAGAACGAGCAGTACAATGACTCGCTTCAGCATCCGATCAGCACCTTCCATCAAGGCGATGTAGTCAGCGGCATCTGCGCTCGCTTAGATGACAAGTTGGGCCGCATACGCCAAACAGGAATCACCGAGGACACCATTGACACGATTGATGACATTGTAGGCTATCTCGTGCACTTACGCATCGCATTGAGGAAGAAAGGTCTGAAATGAAAAAACCCCGCCGAAGCGGGGCTTTTTTAGATGTTGTACCCGTGGATTTTTGCCATTGCCAACATGATGCCGATGATTTGACCTTTGTTGGCGTTCCAATCGGCGGGGGTGATTCCGCATTGCTTTGCGAACTTGGCGCATTCGGTGATGAACTCGGTGTCGTTGGCGATGATGTTTATTTGCTCTTGTGTCATGGTCGTGTTGTTTTTTGTTTTTTGGTATACCTAAATATACAAACTTTTTGACAATCACCAAAAAATGTCAAAATCTATTTTAGTCATATCTTCTAGCTTTTTGGTATTTTTGCTATGGACTAAACTATTAGCATGGAGCAACGGCCAACCCTCCTGCAACGAATCTTTCGTGCATCACCCGAGAACCCAAGCACAAGTCTGGCGAAGCCAGCATCGTGGTTGTACGACCTATTCTTCAAGTCTAAGACAGGAGAGCCTGTAAATGAGCAAAGCGCGATGGCATTCTCTGCCGTATTCGCAGCCACTCGCATCATATCTGAAACCATCGCCTCCTTGCCTTTGGATGTTTATGAGCGCCAAGGACAAGGCCGCATGCGTCTGACGGATCACCCACTTGCCAAACTACTCAAGCAGCCAAACGGAACGCAGACCGACTTCGTATTCAAGGAGTACCTACAGGCGTGCATCACATTGCACGGCAATGCGTACTGCCACATTGAGCGCGATGCAGCAGCTCGTCCCATCGCCTTGCACCCAATTCACCCAAACAAGGTGCAGGTCAAGGTGCACAACGGCGAGAAGTTCTATGTAGTAAATGACAAAACAACCTACGCAGATTATGAGATGCTTCACATCTTGGGTCTATCCCTTGACGGCATCACAGGAATCAGCGTACTTGGAGCAGCACGCGAAGCCATCGGCATCGGTCTTGCTGCCCAACAATTCGGCGCAGAGTTCTTTGGGAACGGCGCAAACCTTGGAGGCATCTTAACGCACCCTGGTCGCTTGACCGACGATGCAGCGAAACGCCTCAAGGATTCATGGACACGAAGTCACTCTGGCCTCAACAAGGCCCACTCGACTGCTGTCCTTGAGGAGGGCATGCGCTATGAGCGTGTCGGTATTCCACCAAACGAGGCGCAATTCATTGAGACTCGCAAGCTACAGGTGACCGAGATCGCTCGCATCTTCCGCGTACCTCCACACATGCTCGCCGATTTGGATGCCAGCTCGACTCGTGCTAATATCGAGGAGCAGGGTATTTCATTCGTGCGAGACACCATCCGTCCCATTGTTTCGCGTTGGGAGGCAGAGCTTGACCGCAAGCTTCTGCGTGAAGACGAGAAGGGGACGCTTTACACTAGATTCAACCTCGACAGCCTTCTGCGTGGAGACACAAAGAGCCGCTTCGAATCCTATGCAACCGCACGCCAATGGGGATGGCTTTCAGTCAACGACATCCGCGACCTTGAGAACCTCAACCCTATCGACGGTGGAGATGTGTACCTGCAACCGCTGAACATGGTCAATGCGAGCACTCAGCCCAATGATGGACAAGTAGACGCTGACTGATGAGAAACGACTACCCACAAGCAGCAAGTGACAACGCTCAGAAGGCGATTGACTTCAAGGAGGAGTATGGCTCTGATTGCGGCACTTCTGTTGGTTGGTTTCGCGCTCGTCAACTTGCAGAGCGTCAAGAGATTAGCGACGAAATCATTAAGCGCACATACAGCTTCCTATCTCGTGCCAAGGTCTATGACCAAGGTGAATTTGAAGATGCTGACGGTGCGCAAATTTGTGGCTCTATTATGTATGCCGCATGGGGAGGAGATGAGATGCGTGAATGGGCTGAAAATGCAATACAAGAAATGAACGCACAAGAAGAACGCCCATATCCCAACGAGCACGCTGCACGGATCACAGACCCCGAGCAGTACGATTCATTTGCTCGTGAGAACGACGCATTCGGCGAGGGTATCGATGCCATATACGGAATCAAGGACGGCGTGAGCGAACTGCAAGCCATCCGCTTCGACAAGGAGAAATGGAGCGTACAAGATGCCGAGATGTGGCTCGACGAGCACGACTATGACCCCATCTTGTTTGAGCCAGCCATTGAGGAGGCAATGCATCACGAAGAGATGCGTGCACTTCCTAATGAGTTGCAGATTGGTGACTTCGTTCGATGGAACACATCCAATGGCTTCGCTTATGGTCGTATTCTTGAGATACAAGCGGACGGCGATATTGAAGCCGATAGCGGCTTTGTCATCACAGGAACTGCTGACGATCCTGCGGCCAAGATTCGCGTCTATCAATACGATGAAGACCAGAGCGCCTATGTTGAGCGCAGCCCTGCTTTGAATGTCGTGCACATGTTCTCAACTCTTGAGAAGTACGATGCAGAGACACGCAACGGCAAGCCTATCATTGAGACACGCGCACTCGGCACTACAATGCTAGAAGAGCGCATGGTCAGCGGCTACGCTGCTGTCTTCAATCAAGAGAGCGAAGACCTCGGCGGCTTTATTGAGATAATCAAGCCAGGGGCTTTTAGTGATGTCCTAGAAAACGATGTCCGAGCCTTGTGGAATCATGACGCAAACTACCTGCTCGCACGCACCACATCTGGCACGCTAAAGATTGCAGAGGATGCACGCGGTCTCTATTACGAGTTCGATGCACCCCACACCACATACGGAAACGACTTGCTTGAACTATTACGCCGTGGCGATGTAACTCAGTCAAGCTTCGGTTTCGCAATTAAGAAAGACGAATGGGTGAGTCGCAATGGAATCACCTACCGATACATTCATAGCGTCTCACGGCTGTTTGATGTCAGCCCTGTGACCTATCCCGCTTACCCAGCCACAACGAGCCAACTCAAGAGCCAAGCACCTGCTGAAGCTCGTGAAGAGGCTGCCCCGCAGGAGGAGGCCGCAGCCGTTCCTGCTCCATGCAACGAAGTGCTTCTTGAGGCATATCGCTTGCGAATTGAAAAACAGAAATAATCAATAAAAAGAGACAAATGAACTCTAAACAACTCCGCGAACAGCGTGCCGCTCTTATTGAGAACATGGACGCACTCGTATCTTCTGCACAAGCAGAGGGCCGTACTTTGAACTCTGAGGAGTCAGTACAATTTGACAAAATCGATGCCGAGGCTATCGAATTGCGCAACAACATTGAGCGCATTGAGAAGGTTGAAGCTGCTAAGAAAGAGATCGCTGCCAAGCAAGAAGAGCGCGCTGCTGCCCCTCAGAAGGTAGAGAGCCGTGCTGCTTTCGCTAAGTATCTCCGTTCTGGAATGGGTGCTTTGAACGCTGAAGAGCGTCACGCACTTGAGACTCGTGGTACTGACACGCAAATCGTTGGTACTGACTCTTTGGGTGGCTACCTTGTTCCCGAAGACTTCAGCAACATCTTGGATGTGGCTTCTAAGTTCACAGGTGTAGTTGAGCAGGTTGCTCAAGTAATCAACACCAACAGCGGCGCTTTGTTGCCTTACCCAACCGTTGACGATACTTCTGTATCTGGCGCTTTGTTGTCTGAGGCTACTGCTCCTGCTGTATCTGACATGACTTTCTCTGCTGTCAACTTGAACGCCTACAACTACAGCTCTGGCATCGTGAAGGTGTCTCGTCAGTTGTTGCAAGACGGCGCTTTCAATCTTGACGCTTTCTTGGTTGACGCTTTGGGTGGCCGTATCGCTCGCGGTACAAACGCTGCCTTCACTACAGGTACAGGTTCTTCACAGCCCAATGGTGTTGTGACTGGTTCTGCTGCTGGTAAGACTGCCGCTTCTGCGACTGCTGTCACCGCTGCTGAAATCCTTGACTTGATGTACTCAGTTGATCCATCTTACCGCAACGCTGCAAACGCTGGCTTCATGATGAAGGACAGCACCTTGGCTGCTGTGCGCAAGTTGGGCTTAGGCTCTGCTAACGACTTCCCTATCTTCGTACCTGCAATGAACCCAGGCGAGAAGGACATGTTGTATGGCAAGCCCATCCACATCAACAACGACATGGAGGCAATCGCTACAGCCAAGAAGTCAATCCTTTTCGGTGACTTCAGCAAGTATGTTGTTCGTGTTGCTGGAGGTCTTCAGTTCTTGCGCCTTGATGAGCGCTATGCTGATGCCTTGGTTGTTGGCTTCATCGCTTACAAGCGTGTAGATGCTAACATCCTCCAAGCTAACGCTATCAAGCACCTAGTACAAGCCTAATTAGGCAATACTATGAAGGTACTCTTCAAAGAGACCATCGTCGGGGACGGCTTCGCCCACTACGCAGGTAGTGAGGTGGAGCTTCCCTCTGACGAGGCTACACAATGGATTGCCGCAGGGTTCGCCGAGCCAATCGCCGTGCCCGCAGCAACAACGAAAAAGAAAGCAAGCTCACAAGCTAAGAAAGAAACCCGATGAGCGTATCAGTCATCACAGCCGCGACAAGCGAGCCACTAACTACCGCAGAGGTCAAGAACTTCCTGCGCGTCGATTCATCTGACGAGGACACCCTTATCGGCGTTCTCATCACAGCGGCTCGTTCAATGGCAGAAGCCTACACTCGTCGCATCTTGATGACTACAACTATCGAGGAGTTCTTCGATGGCTTTCCAGACTATCGCAATCCGCATGACAAGGACATCGTCTATCTAAGTCGCGGCCCGATCCAAAGCATCACGAGCGTCACATACATCGACACCCTTGGAGATGAGCAGACCGTCGCAAGTGAGAACTATCGGTCAGACCTCGTGAGTGAACCCTCACGCATCTTGAGCGAGAACGGATGGAGCGCGACCAAAGACACGGTCAATGCTGTGATTGTTAGATATGTATGTGGCTATTCATCTTCTACAGATGTGCCCGCACCCATACGGCAAGCAATGCTTCTCATGATTGCCGATATGTACGAGAAGCGGCAGGACAGCGTCAAGCAGTTGCCTACCGCTGCTGAATACTTGATGAACCCCTACCGCGTCTGGACATTCGCATGAGCCTATTCCCTATCAAAGACCTCGGCGAGTTAGACCGCCGCATCACCATCCTAGAAGCTTACACACAGACCGATAGCTTCGGTCAAAGTGTTCGCACTATGGGACAGGATGCCTTTGTGAATGAATTTGGCGAGCGAGTAACTCAAGACGGCGGTACAACAGAAAGCACCACTTGTGTAGTCAATTCCATCGATGCGCTCCCTGGAGTCATCACCCAAGTATGGGCAAAGGTTGACTACATGAGCGGAACGGAAAAAGAAGAGAGCAACCGCCTTGAGTCAATCAAGCGCGTAGACTTCGGCATCCGATACAACAGCGCAATCGGCGAGACTATGCAAATCTCTTGGGATGGTGACATCTTTGAGATTGAAGCAGTCCTACCCGTAGAGCGCAAGCGATTCATGCACCTCATCACAAGACTTGTAGACTGATGGGAACTAGTGCAGAACGCTTACTAGCGCAGAACAAGCGCCGACACATCAAGACACGCGGAGGAGCTCCCGTGACTATTGAGATTGAAGGACTAGAGCAAGCCATCAAGAAGATGCGCTCGCTCGACGATGTTATGCGCCGTCGTGTCATGCGCGTTGCTGGCAAGAAAGCAGCAAAGCCAATGATTCAATCATTCAAGCAGAATGTTGACGATTTAATGGAGGACGAGTTCGTCGTATATCGTGACGGCTCAATCTTCGCACGCATTCAGCCAGGGCAACTTCGTAAGTCTATGGATGTGATGTTCTTTTGGTCTCGTGCTCGTGACATGTGGATCACCGCCATTGGCCCAAAGGTTAAGGGCAGATTCAAAGACCCAGAGAGAGGTGGATGGTTTGCGCACTTCGTGAACTATGGCTATCTCAACAATGGAAGCTACAAAGGCCACAACATCGGCTTTGCTGATAGAGCAAAGAGTCAAGCATATCAATACACGGCCCACGAGTTCAAGAGTGAATTTTTCAAAGAAGCCTACAAGTATATCAAGAGTTTAAGCCGAACAAAATGATAGGCAAAGTCATCAAGAGCAAGTTCGACAGCGATGCAACACTCAACGGCATCTTCGGCGGTAGGGTATACCCATACCTTGCGGCCCAAGGAGCAACAGCGCCCTATGCTGTGTATGATGTATTCCGCGTCGATCCAAGCTCCACGAAAGACGCGGACAGCCACCTCGATGAGGTCTCTGTGAGGCTGACCGTGGTGGCTACAACCTACAGCGTCTGTCAAGATGCTGTTGAAGGCGTGCGCTCTGCCTTCCCAAGAATGAGCGACACCGTGGCTGGTGTAAATGTCCAGAGCTGTGCATTTGATGACCTCAGAGACCTCTACTCAGATGGTGATGAGTTCTATGGTGTGCAGGTGGATTTAACTTTCAGAATCGTAAGAGAATGAAGAATATCAAACTGGCGAAGGATTGGGAGATTAAGCGCGAGCATGTCATCAAGGCAGGCTCTATCGTGGAAGTCCCTAATCACATAGCCGAACAGCTCAAGGCAGGAGGCTTTGTGGTTGTCAAATCATTTAATAAAGAAGAGAAATAATGGCAGCATCTACATCTGTGATGAATGCAACCGATGTCCTTGTGTCTATTAGCACGGACGGAGGATCGACCTACACGGTCATTGGCAAGGCAACAAGCGCAGGCTTGAGTGTCTCAATGGACACCCGTGACACCTCAAACAAGGACAGCGCTGGATGGCGTGACCTATTGGAGGGACAGAAGAGCTGGTCTTTGACTTGTGACGGCTTGGTGTGTTACAACATCAGCGGCAAGGAGACTGCCTCAGAATTGTTTGGATACCTTAACGGCCGCACCGCTTTGACGGTGAAGTTCGGCAGCGCTACAACTGATGAGAAAATCTACAGCGGTACTGCTTTCCTTACTTCATTGAGCACGGACGCAGGGGTAGAGGACAATGTTACATTTAGCGCATCATTCGAAGGCTCTGGCGCTCTCGCCGAGGCTGCGAACGCCTAATAGATAAACGAGTGACGGGGGAGGGTAACACCTCCCCTTAATCTCACAAAACTGAAAGAGATGCAGGAGCACATCGACATCGCAGGAAAAGCATACCCCATCAAGTACGGCTTCAA